TTGGTTCATCATGGCTTTCATACGATCGAGATTGATTTTTTCTTGTCCTTCTCGTTTTTTACGCTCGTTGTCCATAGCTCTAAGGTCTAATTCTCTTGCTCTTAATTTAGCGATAGGATCATTTCCAAAACCTGAAGTAACTTCTCGCTCTTCTTTTAAGAACTCTTCCATCATTTCAGCAATCAACACAGCTTTTCTAGACTCTAACCTTTGAGTCATTGCTTGAAGCTGTTGTGCAACTTGTGGATTCTGCGCTGCCATCTGTTGCATTTGTGCTAATTGTGGAATTTCTCGTGCAAACTCTAATTCAATTTGTTCTTGTGCCATCAAACTTATGTGCTCCATAATATTTTTTTCCATAGCGGCTGTAACCATAGGATTATTTTTAGCAATATTAGTTGCCATAAAATTTAAATGCGAAGTAATGTGTGCTCTGTGATCTTGACCAGGAAACGCTTGAAAAGGTTTACCTGCTAGAGCCATAATATTTTCTAACGCTGGGTCCATTGGTTGAGGCTGTTGTGGTTTAATTAATACTTGATCAATATTTTTTACACCCAACGCTTCATACATATTTCTATATGCTTGATATAAATTATGCATTTGCGGATTTGACGTTGCCAGTTGCAACTCCGTTTGCGCGAGGGAAATACGCTGAGTTTGTGAAAAGATGTTGGGATCCGCAACTGGCACAATATCTACCCGATCATCAAAGTCTTGTTGTTTAATCATTCTTTGACCCCCAACTACGTCGTACGGATACTCCGGTGGTAAATATAATTTGAATACTCTTGCTAATAATTTAAATTCTTTTTTAAGAGCAGAATAAATTCTTTTGTGTATTGCTGACATTGTTCTGCTACCTCTTTCAAGAAGAGCAACAGTTGTTCCTACAGCAGCTTGTTGATTGCCATCACCAATTTGTAAATCTGCAATCGATGCAAATCTTTGACCAGCTTGTACAACGATACCCATTAATGATAGTAAAGTTTGAGATGGTTCTTTAAATGGTAACATCATAAATGAATCTTTTAAATTACCACCAGGTGCATCTACATCTCTAAACTCACCAGGTTGTATAGATTGCGCATCATCTCTAATTCTAATGCCACGCATTTTAAATCCTGCGGGTAAGTTGGAAAGCGTACCCGCATCCAATAATTGACGAAGAGCTGCTGTTGCAGTTCTAGACAGACCACCAATCATATGGATGAGACCGAAGCCATAGAAACCTAGTCCAGGTAAAAATTTAAAATGAACAAAGTAATCTATTTTGTTTTTGTTCGGATCTCCAATTTGATAATTTCTTCTAATAGCTAAAACTTTTCTTGTAGCTAATTCTACAGTAACAATGTAAGGAATTTTTATTCCAGATGGTTCACCAGTTTCTTGATTAACATCTTCAAAACCTTCAAGATCTAAATTAACATGACATTCAATTAAAGTATAAATGTCATCGTCTTTAGATTTTCTTTGACCTTCAAGTTCTCTTTCTTTTTTCTCTACATCAGATTCTTCATAACCAGGTGTTCCTAATTCTATATCTAAATAAAATCCACCTACTTGTTGTTTTCTTAAATCGTTTTTAGAAACTTTAATCCGGTGAATGACTGCCTCCGCATCGTCTAATGAGGTAGCCGAATAAGGGACAATCAAATCATCTGCCGGAACGAACTTTGATATAGCTCTTCCTTCAAGTTCATCGTAATAAATTTTTTTAAACGCTGAACCTGCAAGAGGTAAATAGAAAAGCATTGAATCAAAGTCAGGCTCATATTCTTTCATTTTTTCCATGAGCTCAAAATTCATATAATCTTTAACACGTTCTGCTTGTTCTGCTTTTTCTGGACTCGGTGCTCCGACTACTTGCGTTCGGACTGGTCCATTAGCTGGGAGTAACTCTTTATAAGCGAGCGCTTGAAACTGTGTAACAGCTTCAGCCAAAACCGGGTGAGTCGCCCCCGAGGCACCTTGAAACGGTTCCGTTCGCATGTCATATTTAAATCCTAACAGGTCAAGACCTTTTGTGTAAGATTGTTCCCAATCTTTTCTTGACATGTTATAGTCCATATACTTTTGCGTCAAGTCACTTCCTAATTCTCCTAAAATATCATCTGGTAAAAATTCTGCTAAATTTGCGTAGTGTTCATCACCACCTTCTGGTGATGCTGCATTTGGATCAAAATCTATATCAACTGATCCATCTTCTTGTTCTATTACTTCAACGGGTCCTTTAGATGTTTCTTCTGCAACCGCAATTTCTTGCGCTTGATCTACTATCTCTTCTTCACCCGGAATTGTTATTGAGCCCCTTGGACCTTGCGTCAGGGACTTGTCTATTTTGTCTGCCATTTGTTTTCTCCAATTTAACTGTTTTAACAGTATTATAATTAATTTTCAACCCCTGTGGCGTGGGTCCTGATTCAGGCGGCAGGAGCCAGGTCTTAGGGTACGAATTCTTCTGTTTCATCTCTTTGTCCTCTTACTCTGTCTTTTAACGAATCTAATCCTTTTGCAGCCTCTGGTCCAAATAAATATGCCGCTCCTAATTCATCTGGACTTGTAAATCCTTGTTCTGCTGCTTTTGCTACATCTGCTCCACCCATAACCATACCTGCTGTACCTAATACAGGAACAAAAGGTGCTGCTACTCTTACTATAGGTCTAGCAATTTGTTTTGCATATTTACCAAACGTCTTTAAAGCGCTTGGTTTTTTAGCCGCTTTTATTTGCTCATTAATATTTAAATTTATTAAATCATAGTCAGCTTGAGTTAATTCTTGAACAGGTTTATCAATTAAACCAAAACCTAAAACCTTAGAATAATCTACACCATAACGTCTAGGTACCAATGTTTTTTCATCAACTAAAACTCCTTGTAAAACTCCTTTGGTTCGATCAGCTAATTCAGAAACTTTTAAATTTATTGTTTCAATTTTTTTTTGAATATCTTTTGGAACTTTTCCAGGAGTTAACCCTTTAATTAATTTTTGTTGATCGTCATACAACTTTCCTAATTTTTGTTCAGTAGGTCTAACTAAAGATTGGTTAACAACTTTCTGATCTAATCCTAAAGAAGATATTAAATACTTTGATCCAAAATTTGCATTAGCTTTAAGTGAAGCTCTGTGAGCTATATCTAAATCATTAGCTAAAGCTGTTGGATTTATTTTTTTAATATTTTTTTTAATTTTTGCTTCTGCTGATGGATCAGATGTTTTTTTAATATTTTCTTTTCTAAACTCATCTCGCTCCCTTAATCTTTTTTCAGTGCCTTCATAAGTTTGTTTAGGATAAGTTAAATTTTTTTCATTAGCTACAACCCTATTTACTCTTTCAACATTAGTTAGGGTCATACCAAATTTTTTAGCTAAATCTTCATTTGTTAAAAGTTTTAATCCTTCTCTAGATCCTTTTGGATATTTATATCTGTCAGTCAATAATTTTATATACTCTTTTTCTTGAGCAGCGTTTGCAAATTTTACATCGGTTAATTTAGTTTTACCGGTTGGACCTTCATAAACAGGGGTAGGTTTATCTACTTTTCTTTCTTTAAAAAATTTTTGAGATGCTGCAGTTGCAGCTTTACCGCCTTCAAGTTTTCTACCTTCGCTTAAAGTTTTATCTATGTTATTAATAATTACTTTTCTGGTTTTACCAGTATCTTTTTCGATTTCACCTAAAGTAGGTGCACGTCCTAATTCTTTTTCTAATTTATTAAAAGAGTTTGTAATAAGGTTTTTAAGATCAGACATTGGACTTATATTACCTGCTGACATTGCTCTTTTAATTGTTGATCTGCTATAACCTAATTGCTCTGCAACTTCATTAATACTTTTACCTTCTGATAAAAGAGTTTTAATTTTACCTTGTACTTTTGGATCAGATCCTATGGAAAAATTTGCTCGTCCACCCTCTGCAAAGAAACTTTTTAATTTGCTTATAAAACCTTTATCTTCTTTAGTGAATTTATCTTTGTATTCTTCTACAGCTTTTTTATATATTTTGTCAGCTTCTTTTGGATATTCAAAGTCTGGTAAATAAGCATCTAGTTCAGGGAAAAATTCTTTATCTAAATATCTTACGAAGGTTTCTTCTTTTAAAAAATACTTATCCATTATTTTTTGAAACTCAGGTTTCATCATAATTTTATGTCTAGCTTCGTGAAGGATAGTTGACATTTTTCTTAAATCCATAGGTTCAGTTCCTGTTTCAACAGGTCTTTCAAATATGCCTACTGGATATTGACCTTCTTTTATTTTTTCTTCAAAGGTAGATTCTGGAGATAATATTTGATCTAGTCCTCTTTTTTCTGCATACTTTTTAAATCTATCTAGATCTTTAAATCCTACTTGAATACCTTTGTAATTATAATTACCTGATTTATCCATCGCTGGATAAGTAATATCATCTGGATCAAAAAATTTTTTAGCCCCTGGATCTCTTTCTATAATTTTTTGTA